AAAATCTCATCTATGCTACCTGTTCTCGGCTTTTTGCCGTGCGCGTTTGCGTTTGTTTCGAGGACGCTCCCCGTGTAATGTCAGTTTGGTTTTGATGTTTACTTTCCATATCGGAGGAAGTGGCCGTATGATTGCTGTTCTGGGTTTCACTAAGAAACTTTTCCATAAATCCAGGGAGAGTTTCGTCGTTGGCGGAATCGATCTCAGAAAAGAGTTCAGATTTTTCTTTTTCAGAAAGATCGGGGAAAATTTTACTGAGAATTTCTTTTGCGATTTTCTTTTTGACCGCTGTGTATGAGAGAGAATCGAATATGGAAAGAAGGGTTTTTACTGTTTCGGCGATATCAATTGTTTCGAATTTCTTTTGATATGTAATTTTAATTTGGTCTTTGGAAACTTCGGAATTTTGCCAAAGTGAAAATAATTCGAAAATGACGGACTCACACTTTTCAAGCCGAGTGGCTCCGGAATGTAGGAAAGCCTTTGCCTCTCGGAATTCTAAGGACTTTGCAATTCCGGACTGCGGCCCGCTTTTTTCCTGATCTTTATCAAGGCCGACTTTTTGAAGTATCTTTTTTGAAAGACGGTCAACAACGATTCCGAGTCCATTTAAGTCTTCGATGCCAGGGCCGATAAAAGAAGGTGTAGAGCTTGATTCCTTGTCGTAGGTTATAAAGGAAAGACTTCCGATACCCTCTTTTTCGAGTTTTTCTGGAAGGATACCGGGATAGACAAAAATCTTGAATGCGCCTGAATAGATAACTTCATCTTCAACGGACAAAAGGTTATATATTTTTCGATCGATGATCGAAATGTCTTCAAATACAGTCTGGCTGATCGGCCCTGAATCATTGTCGGACCAAGAGATGAAAATCAAAGGCACCCGGTTTAACGAATGCGGAATTTCTTCCCCGGCGATGATTTTTCCGTCTTTGTTTCGAGTGAAATCTTGGTAGTAGACTTTCGTCCAAAGACGGTAATCTACAATTTTTTTGCGTTCAGAGAATGGATCTTCGTCATCAAGATACGAATTATCGAGTAACACCCAAAGAAGTGACCCTTTTTCGTCGATTGCGAAATCTCGAATCTGTCCGAGATCATACAATACACAATACGGCCGTAGTCCCTGTTCGTTTATATCCGCTTGGGTCCTTACTGCTTCCGGATCAAACGTCGGTGAATCAACAAGGACCGCGCAAGTGCAAAGAAGCGATTTGGTCGCCACTTCTTGCATGAACTCATTCATACTTTGACGTTCATTTGCCTTTTCAAGAAATGGCTTTATGGATTCAGGGATCTCTCTTATCGGGTTTGTATCAAAGATAAGGCCTGTCAGTGCTTCTACGATCGGAGAAGTATGGTTTAGAAATACGGAACGTTTTTTTCTATTTTCGTAGGAGAAAGTATTCTCTTTGGAGTATTGGAAGAGGTGATTTTTTTGGATATATGAGAGGCCGCCGAGAAACGAATCATGGATTAACTCCCAAGCAGCAATCTTGGAAGCGATGTCCGGATGTCTCCGGCTCATTATGATTTCGTAGTCTTTTGTTTCAGTCATGAATTTCTAAAATCAATCTACTACCCCTTTTTCGAGAAAGAGTCCAACGTAAGGACCGCTTTGAATTCTTCTTTTTCAAATGGCCTATTTTTACTGTATCTTACGGATGGAAAACAGTCAGTTGAATTCATGATTTTTCCATTAGGTCGCAAGGCCGAAGGATGCTACGAAATTTTTCTCAATCGACATATAGTAAACTCCGGATCCGGCATCGACGATATCATCGTGGCCTTTTCCATCTCCAACAAAGTTGTGAAGAGTGGAAAGAATTGTCTCAATGGAAGTATTTGGACTATTGACTATGACTACTTTTCCAATGCCGGCGAGACCCGCCCAAGGCAAAGCGCGTGAAAGTTTGTCTCCATTGGCCGGATATGAAACGCACTCCACTCCTATTTCTGCGAGTAACGTTATAATGTCTTCGGCCGCACCTTTACCGGTTGCTCCGGGTTCTTTCTCGACTCCCACTTTTACTTTCCCGTACTTTGCGTATTGGATTTTATCGAGTTCGGATTCTCTCTCGATCCATTTCTTTACGTCATGCCAAGCAAGACGATTCTGCTCAAATTTCAGATACAAAATCCCGTCTTTCATCCCTCCAATCGCTGTCGCTGTAAAATCCGGATCATCTTTATTTGTTTTTTTCACCGTTGCGGCCAAATCCCAAAATCGGAATAACCGGATATCCGTTGGAAACTCAGGCGCATGACCAAACCAATGACGGTTGAAGACCTTCCCCGCGACTGGACGTGCATTCCAATTTCCATCAAGGTATCTTTCCCTCTCATAGTCGGCCATTGACTTGAGGTTTGCCAAATACCCAGGGTTTTTATCTAAAAGGATTTTGTTATCATATACAGAGGACTTAATGAACGTAACTGATCGGATGTCCGATTCCGTGAAGTCGCGAAAGGAGTGAATGAGTTCTTTTTTAGAATCCGCGAAATAGAATTCGTTTTTGACTCTTAGAAAATAACGAATCTTTCCATCCCGTTCGGAGATCGGAAATCCTGAGTCTCGGTCGATCCACCAGTCTAAGAATCGCCTGATCCAAGAATCAGGGTCGGGATTGCAAGTCGCCCGAACATACGGTAAAACTCCGCTTCCCGATCGGTTACGGGAACCCATAAAGAAGAACGTGTCTTCGGAGAATTGATTGCATTCGTCAAAGTAAAACCCTGCAACCTGAGAACCTTCCCAACTGAATTTTGTTTTCTCCAATTGAAGGTGATGGTATTGAATACTTGCTTTTTGAATCCTATATTCAAGGGCCGGAGACTCTCGGGCGATTCCGCCAAGAAGTGGATAAAGATTGTTTGCCTCATCCCAAAGGCCGCCGGGCTTTCGGAGATCCGTTGAGTTCTTCCGAAAAAAGACCGCGTTGAATTTTGGAATGTGGATGTATCGGAGAGGATCGATCGTAATTGCATATGACTTCCCTCCCCCTTTCGCCCCTCCAAAAAATGCGATGTCCGCAGGAGTTGAAAGAAATCTTTCCTGTGGACCCGGTTGGGCTAGTATGATCCGGGACTTTGTCGTCAATCGGAGGAAGTGTCTTTATTCGTTTTTCCTTCGATTTGAGTTCTTCCGTTATCGGGAAGATATACAATTACCTGCTCGATTTCTTTCTCGATGGAAACCTTATCCTTTCTTCCCCACTCTTCCGGCCACCTTCGTTCGAGAATCCAGGCTTTCGCTTGCCAGGAATCCGATTTTTGAATATCACTTAGGAGTTTTATCTTTGCGAGTGCTTCCTTTTCCGCAAGTTCCTGCACAAATTGCACATATTCAGAATTTCGTTTTTCACTAGCATCGGTTCCTTTCGCTTTCCATTGATAGAAAGCGCGTTCTGAGATTCCAGCAAGAGCACAGGAAGACTCGTAGGTATGTCCGTTTGAAATCGCGGCAAAGAACTTTTCTTTTACGGCTTTTGTTAATTTGGAAGGTCTTCCGCTATTTTTAGGCACATATTTCGTCGTCGTTTGTTTGGATCCATTCTTCGCAAATTTCAATCATCTTCAGAAACGCGACCGAATGGTTTTTGACATTGAACCTTTTTTTGACCTCGGTCATCACTTCAATGAATCTTTCGAATTCTCCGAGAACAACTCGGTCCCGCATCGTATCTATGAGTTTCTTCTCTAGGGCCTCTAAAGTCAGATCGATTCTCTTTAAATCAAAGTCCGCATAGAAAAGACGAATTTCATTTAACTGAATGTCGGATTCTGAAATCGGAACGAGTTCAGGAATTTGATAATTCAAAAGGGCCTGTTCATCGATTCCGGAGTATGATTTCCAATCGATTTCTTTGATTTGAAGATAAAGGTTTTTTAGAATTCCTAAATCGTCCTGACCTGTAATCGAATTGTGAGAAAGTTGTATCGCAAGTTCCCTTTGTGAATCGATATCCTCGATGTAAAGGATGAGAATCGCGGGAAGATTTGCCTTTATGGAAGCTGTTACTCTGTGGTTTCCAGAAATAATCCTGAATTTTTCTTCAATCCTTACTCCAAAAGGAAGCTGCGAAAGGAATCCGTCTTTTTTGACGTTTTCAACCAAACGATTCATCTGATCCGGCGTCATATACCTTGCATTGACAGAAAGCAGTTCGCAGTCTTTAACCGGATCCACCCAGGCCAATTGATAAGGGGCTATGAATTGGTTGATTTCACGGAGCTTTCCGTTTATTTCCTCTTTGTCTTGAACCATGTCTTGAATATTTCATCCATTGACGCGTTTGTGAATTCTTGGCGATAAACCAGTTTCCCCTTTTTTCTTTCGGCAAGTTCGAATACCCCTCTGTATTTCATCGAAACCGGGTGAGGAGTATATACTGAGGTCTGAACACCTTTGTATGAGTGTAAATACTCCCTTATGAGGAATTTCTTTACCTCTTTTGAAAGAAGAAGCATGATAAGAAGTTTAGAGAGTCTTTTCTCTCCGGATTTTACGACAAAATCGGATGAAACGAAAACATGTTTCATACTACTCATAAACTTTTTGAAACCGGCAAATCCGAAAACATGTCCGTCTACAAGAAATGCAATTCCAAAGTCTTCTTGATCTGAGTAGTTTACACGCGAGGACATGAATATATGTTTGTAGTGGAAAATTAGGTCTGATGGGACTTTGGCTATTTCGATTTTTGCGTTTTCAAAGAATTGAAAGTCGTTCCGGACAATTTGGAGGGATGTTTTTTCCCGCTCGGAATTTGGAATAAAGAAGTAGGTCTTCTCAGAATCAAGACTTGAATAAAGGGAAACATCCTTCTTGTTCGAATAGCGCACCACCCCTTTTTTGAAGTCCGACAGCTCAGGGAAGTCAATATCTGAATAGATTACGGATCTTCCGGATTCTAAAAGATTCAAATAAGTTTTTTCAGCCGACTTGCTATCAAAAACGTTGTAAGTAGCTTTTTCATATTCGAATACTTCTTCGACCGTTTTATAAATCTTTTCATATCCTCCTTTGTAGGTAGGCGCAAAAAGAACACTCACTCCATCGCTGTTTTGGACGTGTTTTAGAAAGTCTCCAAAGTAAAATGACTCTATTTTGAATTCAAAGACTCCTCCTGCTTCAAATTTCTTTAGGGTTTGTTCGTAAAACTCCAATCCTTTTTCCAAATACGATTCCCACATTTCCTTTTGGAAATCGTTCTTTTGAGGCCGAAACTTCGATGTTTTCAAAACAAACATCACCTCCACAAGGTTTTGAAATTTTGAATCTTTCGACCATTGGCAAAAAACAGAATTATATACAGGGTCACTGCATTTTACGGAAGTATTCTGATTGAGGATAATATCCGCAATCAACTTGGAATAGAGGGAAACGTCGTTTGAATGAACTTTGTAACCGAGGCCGGAAAGGATTCGATCGATTGTAAAATTACCAGAGCAACCCACGAAGATTTTTTGTGATTTCTCAACCTTCGAAAGCAAATCGACGAGGATTGCCCTGGCTTCGGGAGGGAAAGAACCAATAAACCCCATTACTGAAGGTTTATTTTGTTCGTTTCTTCTTTTTTCAAGACTTGGTATTCAGGAACTTCAATACCGGTTTCTCTTTCAATCCATTCTGCAACAAGTCGTCTGTGGCAAAAATCTCCCGGTTTTTCGTAACACAAAAGAGCGATATTCTTACCTTGAGAGAGTGCTTTCAACTCTTCCAAAACTTCGCCCACTTCGAGTTTGGAAAGTTTGTCAGCATACCTCTTTGTATATTCTTGTATTTCCATCTTAAGCGTATCCGAATCCGGAGCCAATGGGAGGAATTTAAGACCTCCCCAATATCTCGCATACCGGGCGATCGAAATTGGTAGAATCTCTTCCGGCAATTTTCGGGCATTTCCAAAGTAACTCGTGTATATTTTCATCGCATCATTCCTGTAAAGGTAAGCGGATAATGTCTGCGATTATGTTTTGAGGCAATTCGCTTTCCTATCTCGTTTAAGTCTTTGAGATGAGGGGTTGCTAACTCCCTCGCCTTTTGGTAACTGATTTCCTTACTTAAAAGTCTCAGTTTTATGATTTGGATTTGGTATCTTAATTCCTCCCCGGTCATTAGATTTCCTCTATCCGAACATAATTCGAATCAAAAAATTTCTGATCTTTTAAGTTCTTATCCCACTGAATGCAAAAACTCTGAATATCCTTTTGGAGTTCTAAAGATACTGATTCAATTGAATCGTCCTCATTTAGTGGATATACTTCATCATATCTTCCACGAAACCCGTCCTGAAGAAAGAGAAACGGATCCATTTTGAGAGAATCTTCCTCGATGAGTTCAAAACAAACCTCCGGATCCCGTATCAAATCGCCGTTTTGAACATACGAGTATAAAACCGAAATCGCATCTTTGTTCTGAGGGCCGACTCCGATGTATTCAATAACGAGGTCCATATACCCATTATTCTTGACTCTCAAGCCCCGGTTCTTTAACTTTTCCAATCCTCCATTTTCATCAATGAGCTTTAGAATGTTTTTCATCAATCATTCTCCTTTTGCTAATTTTGTGTTTTAACCACTAAAAAAAGAGCCGCCTAAGTAAACTATTATTTACATTATACATCAATAATATACTCCAGTCTCAAGATAAGCCATCAATATGAGCCCTTACAAACTCTTCGTCCTCGTCTTTTATGAATTGAATCGAATGAACCGGGCATTGTCCTGAAGACAAATATAGATCCAAAAAACCTTTCCAAGTCTCCTCGCCGGAAGACATCTTCATTGAAATGAGTCTTTGTATATCCTGTGTAGAGAGATCAAATATTCTTTGGTTCTTAGAATTGTATTTTTCAACATACCGAATGAGCCTGTAGACATGGACCAACTTTTGAAGTGTCGCTTGGGTGATCCGCATTGCAACAGCGGCTTCCCTAAACGTCATACTGATTTGTTAGTTTTCGTTTGTTGTTTATCCGACAGATTCGAGGTTTTGAATGAGAATTCCGAAAGAAAAAGAAGGATCAGCAGCGCTGTTAGGCCGAATACAGCATATCCAACGCCCAACCAAAAGAAAAAGATTATAAACAATCCATACATATAGAATCGATTACGAGCCTCCCACACCTGCGATTTCTGAAAACCGCAGGGTTCACGTTTGGATTTTTTGTATTACGCCGCAATCTTCCCGGTTTCCGCAAATTGGGTAAGGATAGATGCCGCTAGTTTTGCAATTTCGCGATCAATTCGGATGCGGTCCCCGTTGTCGAGACCGAGCCAGAGAGTTGGCTTCTCTCCAAGCTCATTTGTCTCTTCGATACTTGAACTTCTTCCAAGAGCATCGAGAAATTTGGCTTTTTGATACCCTCGTGGAGTCATGTGGATGTACATTTGTCTTTCTTTCATGCAGACCTTTGGTTCCATTTCGCGTTTGTTTTTCCGATTTCCATACCTGATTTTTCTTTTAGCATTTTACGAAACGATTCGTCGTTCTCGGCTTTTGCTTTGTAACTCTGTGAAATCCACTCGATTGGACAAGGCTTAGGATCTGCATCGATAAGCTCGAATTCTTCCAGCAATTTTTCATACGGAACCCATTTAACTCTTTTGTCCTTGTATCGCACCACTTGAAAGTTCCTGACTTCCCCTTCTTCGAAAATGAGGGAAGCGAAACACAAAAGATTGGTCTTTTTGGATCGAACTGTAAAGAAACGGCCGCCTTGGAGGATTTTCCTTTGTGCCTCATTTCGAAATCCTTCTTCCAATGCTTCGAAAAAATCAGATCGAAACTCACTGTCAGACTTTTCCCTCAATCAGTTCTGTTATGCGGCCACTTCTTCTTTACGGCTTCCTGCTTTCGGAATTCTACTTTCCAACCGCGCGAATTCGGCCTGAACTATTTCAGGCCTTAGTCCTGGGTTCGACCAAGAAAGGATTTCGCATGTCTTTACGACAGTGTAGCCTTCTTTGAAGTGCCACTCGATGGATTCTTTGATAATCGGATTCATAGTTAGATTCTCCAGTTTGGTTTTTAATTTTTTTCGCATTTTCATACCGCTTCCTTTATCACACTTGAATGTAACACCGGCGTTCCGCCTTCTTCGTTTACAAATTTGTCGTATATAAGCCGAAGATTTTCGGACATTTCATCCGGCCTTTTAATTCTTCTGATTTCTTCTAAGGAAGACCTAGTAAGGCGGGATTTCGCCCAGTCTTCAAACGACGCATACGAGGAGACCAAAGAGAAAGGAGAGAATTGTTTTTGTTTTTCACTTTGGGATTTGGAATCCACCGTAGTGCTTTTCGCTTTTGATGGATTCGATTTTGTTTCGGCCAACAACAGAAGTGCGTTGTAAGCATTTTTGATGTGGTCTTTGTAAGAAAAAGAGGAGGCAATGTTGACCGGAATCGATTGCCAAAACGTATTTGTTTTAAATTGTTCCGACTTTCGGATTCGAATCAATTTTCGAATCGTTTCTAGTACGACTTCCGGTTTCTGGCCCTCCTGAAATTTTTCCCATGCTAAAAGTTGATATGTTTCCTTATCTGGATTGTGATCATACTCTCCCCAATCATGGAGAATGAGATCCTTTGCTCTTTCTGAAATATCATACCATCCAGACTGACCCGAGAGAGAGGAAGGCCCCTTTTCTATCTCTTTATTATACTTCTTTTTTATTTCTTTAATATCTGATCCATACCCTGTGGAGTGCATACACTCCACATCCTGGGTAGTGGCATCCATATTTTGTGGACTGCTATCCACACCGTATGGAGTGGGATTCTCGGTTTGTGGGGTGGCTTCAACTTCATTTTGTGGAGTGGGTTTTTGCACCTTTACATTCGCAAACATTACTCGAAGAGTTCCCAGTTTCGTTTTGGTGAGCCGAACACGAACAAAACCTTTGCGCGCCATTCTGGAGATTGCCTCTGAAATTGCCTTCTCGCTCTTCTCCATTATTTCCGCGAAGTAGAGGTTCGTCGCCGTACAACCTTCTTGTCTTTTGGAAAGGTGAAAGATCATAGAAAAGAGTATTTTTTCCTGATCGGTAAGCCCAAGACCGTTTACAATCGTGAAATCAATCCACGCACCGTCCATTCCGGACGGCCGCTCTTTTTTCTTAATTGCTTTCATCTCGAAACCCAAACCTCGGACCGAAGGCTATCCGGTTGGTCCTCTGCGAAAGCTCCACATTTTGAACACTCTTGGTGGATTACTTTTAAATGGATAAAGTCTTCCTCACATTCGCAGTCCCAAAAATCTTCATCAAATTCCAAGTCACCGTGTGTGAGCGGGAAATACAAATCCGGCCGATCGATTTCAGATAAATCAGAATTTCCAAAAATGAATAATTCCAACTTTTCTAAATCATCAGTTACGAGCACGATTCGATCTTCTTTCCGGACGATTATATTTTCCCCGACAGTTAAGTGGATTCCAGATTCATTCACGAATTGATTCGGATTTTTGGTTTCTTCGAATCCGTAATATCCCAAAAGGTCATATACTGTTTCTTTTTGCATTGCTTCGCCCTACCTCCTTGCCACCGAGCAGGAACGAAATCTCGTTCAGCTCCGCGTTTGTTTGCAGGTTTCAAAGCCCGGTTTGCGAAAAGCAGAGCCTTTTGTTCTCTTCTTTTTCTAAGGTAGGTTTGGAATTTTATAAGAAACTTTTCTAAGATATTCATACCGAAACTATTTACCAAAATCTCAATATCGGAGGTTGGATTTTCGATTTTTTTGAAAATTTCGTTTGAATTGTTTTCAGTTCGCCCTTTGGTCTTGCGGATAAAAGAAGACATTAGTTTTGCCCTCCGATTTTTCCGTTTGGCTCACCGGTTCTCATTAGTTCCGGTTCCGGGATTTGAGAAGGACTCGGTTCCATTTTGGGGATTAGGATTGGTTCCGGAAAATCTGCATGTTCCGCCCAACCTAATTCTTCGAGTACGCATAAAAGTTCGTTTTTGCCGTCGTTAAAGAAGTGAATTTCCTTAATCGGGAAAGTATCTTTAATTTTTTCCCAACGTTCTTTAAACTGAATTAACTCTGCTTTTTTCTCTTCTTCGGTTAAGTTAACCGCCCTTTGAATACGCCCGATCGTATCGATCAGTTTTCGGTATTTTTCCGCAGAAGTACGGATTCGCTTCGGTACTTTGGGTGGTTCATTTAAGTTTCTTTCTTGGGTTGTTTTCGGTTCAGTCTCAGGTTCCGGATATTGGTTTTCTGAAAAAGGAAGTTCTTCAAACGTGTATAACCCGGATGTTTGATTTGGGAATGCTTTTCTAAGTCCCAAAGACTCAGCACACTTTGCGAGCTGGTTGTCAGACATTTTAAACCAAATTGAATTCGGAAGGCCGTCAGAGTTTTTTTGAACATACGCCTCATATCGAGCAACCGCAAAGAGAGGCTGACTAAAGTCTTTTCTGAGAATTCCAATTTTGGCAGCGTAAGGAGGTTCCTTTTTTAACCATACATCCGTCCAAATTCCATCGGGTCCGCACCACCAGGGACCAAGTTGACCCGCGTATTTTTCCGTTCTATGAGCGATAAGGCGAAAACCGTCGATCGACGTTTGAACCTGCATAACGTTTGCTTTTGCTTTGGAGTCCCAGCGTTTAATCGCATAAATTTGGCGAAGAAAAGGGTCGAGTCCTGTTCGTTTGCACTGAATCAGAAAAAGTTGCAATTCGTCATCGGTTGTATCCTTAGCAACAGTCCTTTTCAACAATGCGATCTGCTCGGGTGCGAAATCGATTAACTTGGATTTTACGATATTTGAATCGGAAGATTCTTTTACAAGAGTGGCATTCATATTTCACTCTCCTTCAAAATCGAATTTGCCAAGTAATTCAGTCTTTCTTCGAGTTGGTCGTAGACTCTTACGATCCTTTGTGGATTTTTATATCCGTGATTTCTAAGAATAGCTATTTTCTCTTCCTCGTTCGGTGTAAAGCCTTCTCGAATTTGAAAGACTTCGAAAATTTTTTTCACTTCAATGGCTACGCGGCCCTCATTGAGTTTTAAATTCATGTCTCAACTCCATTAGAAATTTTTGTTTGACTTTCAAAAACGGAGGTGAAATATAGAACTCGGTTGAAGTTCAAATTATTCACCAAAAAAGCTCGGTTGCCGCCGGGCTTTTTTCTTGTACGATTCGCAAAGTCCTCATTCCTAAACAGATTACGGTGTTTATTCTTTACTTTTGGAGAATTTGCCATTATGACATTGCCTACTTGCAAACCTTTACTCATATCCGGAATCTTACCGAATCTAATTAGGAATATTATATTTAATAATTACGCTTTAAGCGTATATGTCAAGTAGGAATTAGTTTATGGTTAAGAAAGAAACGAGACCCGGCGAAAGGCTTGCGGAAGCAATGAAGTTTTTAGGTTTGAATCAAGCTGAGTTTGCGGATAGCCTAGAAATGACGCAACAAACAATAAGCAAATGGTGTTCCGGTAAACTTGAAATTCAATATATCACTGCGTTGGGAATAGAAGCAAAACACAAAATCAGTCACAAATGGCTTTTATACGGAGAGGGTGGTATGATACTTTCCAACGAAGATCAAAAAGTACAAATTTCGATCTTTAAAAAGGCTACCGAATTGGTTCGAAAAGTAAATAGCACCAAAGGTCTTCCAGTTTTGATCGATGACTTTGTTACATTCTCAAATAAAGATCAAACAATCATTCTAGAAATGGTCAAATCCCTAAAAAATAAATCTAACTAATTTTTGTCCGAACTGGATTTATTAACTTAAGAATAATGCCGCCTATTTTATGCGGCATCGTTCCAGCACTCGATTTGGTGGATTTGCATATCTACGAGTTCTTCAAATTCGCGTTCGCCGAAGTACAATTCTTGTATAAAATCCAAAATCATGCTTCGAAGAATTTGCCTGCGAAATTCACTGATTTCGCAAATACGATTATCGGACTGATTACTCGAATCCATCTATGCCGCATCGTTAA